GAATGGTTACACAAAGAATACGGCTACAGTTATGTTAAACCTGAATTGACCAATAGGAATCATCAATGAGAAAAAAGTTAATGGTCTGTGGTTGCAGTTTCAGTGCGCCCAGTGAACGCTTACCTGGCACCAGTTATGGCGAAGTGCTGGCCAAGCGGTTAGATTGGGATCTGGTACACTTGGCACGTCAAGGTTGTAGCAATGGTGGTGTGCGTATTCAAATTGAAGAAGTACTCAAACAGCGTCCGGACTTTGCCATCATCGCTCCCACGTTTCACGATCGTATGGAAATTCCTGCCACAGCGGCACCTTATGTGGCTCCCAAGGATGAAAACAAAGGTTGGAATAGTGACTTACAACAGCATTTACAAAATCTAGACATTAAGAATGGGTATCAGCCCGAACTGGTCATAGACAACGTAAACTACAACAACAAACCCTATACAATGATTTGCGAGACTATCTTTAGTCTGGCAGAGAACTATCCCCATCCTTATCGTAGTCGCAGATTAGACAAGGACACCACCAATGCTGTTAAACAATACGTTAACTTTTTATACGACAGCAACTGGAAAAAGCAGATGGACACTTGGATTATGCGTGATGGCATAGTACAATTATATTTGGCAGGCATCCGGTTTATTGTACTGCCCGACAATCTGTGGACAGCGCAAACAGTAAGAGCTATTATTCCCAGTATTGTGCCTGATCGCTATTTGATTCAGCGCAATGAAGACCTGCCCTGTCACGCCACATTCTTACACAAGTTCGTGGGCGAAGATCCTGGCTATCACGGCAGTCCCGAAAGCCAAACTTATTTGGCCGACATCTACCACAAGATCATCACGGAATGGCAAGACTAAAAGCATTGTGTGTGGTGGCACATCCTGATGACTGTGTTATTTTTGCACGACCTTTTATGGACGCATATCCCGAGTTCAAGTGGCACATACTGTACTTGACCTATTGCCACTTTGAGCCCAGGGGTCGAGAAATGGCTGACTATTGGCGCAGACGAGATGTGACAACTATTCATTTGGGTTATGTTGATACCTATTTGGATATGGAAAATAATCTACTGAGTTTTAACAGTGAACAGGCTGCCAGAGAAATAGTCAACATAGGCCAGGACTACGATCTAATCTTAACACACAATGCCGACGGTGACTATGGGCACATACACCATCAGTTTGTCAGTCGTAGTGCTAGTCTGATCGAACGACCAAAGGTTTACTTTGCCAATCACCTACAGTCCAACTTAGAATGCAGGGCCATCACAGCCATTGCTTTGGACGAACTGCCACTGCACAGAGAAATAATCCAGCAATTTAATGAATTGGACACAGGCCGTTACTTGGCCACAGAAACTGCACAGGAGTTATTAAATGGGACAATTGAAACCCGGCGCAACTTACATCTATGAAAGCCCAGACGGGGGTGAAACCGTATATGCCAGAGAATCAGGCGCACCTATATCGGATCGAATATTAATAGGCCAAAGTTATAAAGCCTTGTCCTTGCAAGATCAACTGAAGCAAGATCAACTTTGGGGACAAATTCGACGGCTGGCGAAAACCAATACTGCTTTACAAGCAGAGCTGGATCGTGTTATAATGTTTTATTACCTGTGTAAAGACCAAGAAAACAACACTGCATATCATCCCGTATAATGGACAAACTATCAATCAACAATGAAATGGCGCAGTTGGATCGTAAGAACCGAGCGTTCTACGATGAGCTAACTGACGAAGAAAAGAAAAAGTTCAGCACTTACTTGATGCTGAAATATGCGGCCAGTGTGGACGGCAATCGCGACCTACAAGAGTGGTACTTGCGGGCCGCCAATGAACGTATCAATCAATACTTCTTTGATCTAGGCCGCCACCCCAAACTACAATGGTTATTGTGTACCAGCGTGAGTCCTGGTATGGGCACACAGCGACACTACTGGCAGGCCAGCAAAAAGAAAGAAGGCAGCAGTGCCAAAGTCTCCAAGTTTATTCTTCGACTGTATCCACATTTAAAATCTGATGAAGTAGAACTAATGGCCAGCCTCAATGACGTTCGATCATTACGAGCTCACGCCAAACTACTGGGTATGAGTGATGCAGACATTAAAAAGGAATTGGGTTGAAGTATCAACATCTTGTGGTCAACGGATGCAGTTATATGGATGTGTATGCTGGCGGTGGTGGTCATATAGATCTGGCTCGTCGGTTGGGTATAAAAAATGTCACAGATTTATCCATAGGCGGCAGCGCCAATGGTCGTATACTAAGAACTACACTCAAACACAGTTATACCCTAACCGAACCTGCACTATATGTGTTGGGTATGACTTTTATTAGTCGCGGCGAAATACCTATTCTAAAATACGACACCGATCAAGACCCCCACACCAGCTTTGAGGGCCGTTGGACCAATCCCCAAAATCAAATGATGCAAGACAAATGGGAACATTTTTGGACTGAAAAAGATTCGCGTGAATGGGTCAGCACCCAACAGAAAGTTGAAGTCTACAGTCTATTAGATAGAACTGAAGATTTGATGTATAGAATGTTGGCCACCATCACAGACTTGACCAGCAGGGGACACGAAGTTATAATGTTCCAGCAGGCCGACGATGATTACTTGAGGGATGATCCAAAACTAATCGACAGTCCGAGATTGTCTTTGTTTGCCAGTAATAAAAATATTGTACAAGGATTTCAGTGGTTGGCCATTAAATGGCAACATCAGCAAGGAGTACCCGCTGTGACATATGAAAAAAATTCAATGCGAAATTCTATACTGTCATCGGCCGCCCCCGACTATACTCCCGATGATGTCAAACACAGACAACCAGGCCAACACCATAAGCTGAATCAATTTCTAGTAGATTATATCAACAATGAATTACACCTGTCGATACTGTAATAAAAGCTATGTCAAAGAAAGTACTTTGGCCGCGCATTTGTGCGAGCAGAGACGTAGACATCAGCAACAAAATGAAACTGGTGTGCAGTTGGGCTTTAGATCATATTTACGATTTTATGAAATTACACAAGGTAGTGCAAAACTAAAAACCTATGATGACTTTGTGGCCAGTCCTTATTATCTTGCTTTTGTCAAGTACGGTAGATACCTTGTGTCTATTCGGGCTGTGAATGTCAATAGTTTTACTGATTGGCTACTGAAGAATAACAAAAAATTAGACTACTGGTGTAAAGACAGTCTATACGAAGAGTGGTTAAAAGAATATGTACGCAAAGAAAGTGTACAAGATGCGCTGGAACGAGCCCTAAAGGAAATGCAGGAATATGCGGACACTAATACAGACCTTGATGATGCCTTTAACAATTACTTTAAGCGTGGTAATGCTAATCGCATTTGTCATCATATTAATGGTGGCAGGCTCACTGCTTGGATTGTTTATAACTGTGCTAGCGGCGTTGAGTTTCTCGATTCCCTGGATGAAGGCCAAATTAAACTGATTATGCCCTGGATTGATCCTGACTTTTGGCAAAAGAAGTTTCGGGACTATGTGGCAGACACAGAATGGGTCAAAGATGTTTTATCCCGGGCAGGTTTATGAAAACTATAGTCATACCTTGGATCAATGATGAAAGACCCGGGGCCAAAGCACAACGTGCCTTGGAAATGAATCTATGGTGTCGGAAACAGGGTTTGAAAAGTAATACGGACTATGACTGGTATTACGAACCTGCATTCAAGTGTACCAAGTTTAGATTCTATGGCAACAGTGAAAGTGTGGCAACAATGTTTGCATTAAGGTGGGTGGGCGATGAAGTTCAAAAGTGATATTGACATAGATTTTGCCGACAGGGAACAGATCTTGAGTCTGCTTAGACACACGCCTGCTACCATTATGCGGGACGATCGAATAGCCAAGCACAATACAGGTGTGTACTTTACAGACATTCCTGTGGATCCTTTTACAGGACAAGCGTCGCTGGATTATGGCTCGGCGGAAGATACGGGTTATGTCAAGTTAGACTTTTTAAATGTTAATCTTTATAGTCGTGTTAAAAGCGAACAACATTTAACAGAGTTAATGACTCAGGAACCTGATTGGGCTCAACTGTACAATAAAGAATTCTGTGAGCAACTTTCACACATTGGTAATCACTATGACACACTGATTAAAATGCCCGAAGCTGTCAACAGTATACCGCGTATGGCTATGTTTTTAAGTGTGATCCGTCC